AAAAACATTATGGCAACACTAGCAGAAATTAGAGCAAGATTGCAGTCCCAGGAAAACAAGGGACAGAGTGGTACCGGCGGTGGTGACAAGATCATTTACCCGCATTGGAACATTGACGAAGGACAGAGCTGTTTGCTTCGGTTCCTTCCAGACGGCAACGATAAAAACACCTATTTTTGGGTAGAACGAGCAGTAATCAAACTACCATTCCCCGCAGTAAAAGGCAGCACCGACAAGAAGCCAGTTGTGGTACAGGTTCCCTGTATGGAAACTTGGGGCGAGTCTTGTCCGGTTTTGACCGAAGTTCGGCCCTGGTTTAAAGACAAGAGTCTAGAAGATCAAGGACGCAAGTATTGGAAGAAGCGCAGCTATCTCATGCAGGGTTTTGTTCGTGAAAATCCCATTGATAAAGACGAAACTCCAGAAAATCCTATTCGCCGATTTGTAATCAGCCCTCAGTTGTATACATTGATCAAGTCCGCACTATTGGATCCTGAATTGGAAGAATTGCCCACTGACTTCAATCGTGGATTAGACTTCCGTATCTCCAAGACCAGCAAGGGTGGTTATGCTGATTATAGTACCAGCAAGTGGAGTCGCAAAGAAACTGCACTCACTGAATTGGAGCGATCTGCTATTGATAAGTTTGGTTTGTTCAATCTGGCCGACAGCTTGCCTAAGAAGCCCACTGACGTGGAACTCAAGGTGATCAAGGAATTGTTTGAAGCCAGCGTGGACGGGCAGCAATTTGACATGGAACGTTGGGGACAGTATTACAAACCCTTTGGATCCAGTGCCAATAGCGACGTTGAATCAGCCGACGAACCCAAGAGCACCAAAGTAACTGTGGCTGCACCTGTGGTAGCGGATAACCCTCCTTTTGACACTAGTGACGTTGAAGCAAAAGCTGCTCCGGCAGCCAAGCCCAACGCTCAGGCCAATGACATTCTAGCGATGATTCGTAATCGACAGAAGGCTCAATAATTCACATTTCAACCGAGTACAGCAACGGATATGTTTTCCGTTGCTGTACTCTTTATACATACTAGATTGTCTTATTTGAATAAGAGGAAAAATTATGAGTCGTGCGTTTGACATTTCAAAATTTCGTAAAGAAATAACCAAGAGCATCGAGGGTTTGGGTATAGGATTTAATGATCCCACTGATTGGGTCAGCACTGGTAATTGGGCATTAAACTATTTGATTAGTGGCAATTTTGACTGGGGAATCCCGTTGGGCAAAGTCACAGTCTTCGCGGGCGAAAGCGGCGCTGGTAAGAGTTATATCTGTAGTGGTAATATCATTCGCCACGCACAAGAGCAGGGTATTTTTGTGGTCTTAGTTGACAGTGAAAACGCCCTAGATGAAAAATGGTTGCATGCACTGGGTGTAGATACTAGTGAACAAAAACTACTCAAGCTAAACATCGCCATGATTGATGACGTGGCAAAAACCATCAGCACCTTTATGAAGGATTACAAACTGATTCCAGCCAGTGATGACAAACCCAAGGTGCTGTTTGTGATTGATAGCTTGGGTATGTTGTTGACTCCCACTGACGTGGATCAGTTTGACAAGGGCGAAATGAAGGGTGACATGGGTCGTAAGCCCAAGGCACTAACCAGTTTGGTTCGCAATTGTGTGAATATGTTTGGTAGCCACAATGTGGGTATGGTTTGTACCAATCACACCTACGCCAGCCAAGACATGTTTGATCCTGATGACAAGATTTCCGGTGGACAGGGCTTTATCTATGCCAGCTCGATTGTGGTAGCCATGCGAAAGCTCAAGCTCAAGGAAGACGAAGACGGAAATAAGACGTCGGACGTGTTGGGTATTAGAGCTGCTTGCAAGGTAATGAAGACTCGCTACAACAAGCCTTTTGAAAGTGTTCAGGTCAAGATTCCCTATAACACTGGAATGAGTCCACACAGTGGTATGACTGACTTGTTGGAAAAGAAAGGTCTGTTGGTAAAAGATGGCAACCGCCTTTGCTACACGCTAACTACTGGCAAGGAAGTCAAAGCATTCCGCAAGGAATATGAGACCAATGACAACAACATCTGGGGTGACATCATGCAAGATCTCAAAGACAACCCTGGTATTTTAAATAAAGCTAAGGACGTGGAGGCCGTTACTGATGCAGATTGAACCTGTAGACATTGCAGCTGATATCTGGAAAATTCTAGTGGAATATATTCCAGCTCGTGATCGTGAAGCTGCTGCGGAACAATTTATTATTGCATTGCGAAGATTGGATTTTGATGAGGATGACATCAATCAGTTGGCAGAAACTGATCATGTGATTGACAGTGTGCTTACGCTAGAAGACGAAGAGGAAGCATACTACGACGAACAAGATCCCGAAGATGACGATTATTAATCAATGTGGTATACTCGTGTAAGCCAGGATCTAAGTTTATTACCCGATTTTCTGGACCACTTCCGTAACGAAGTGGCCCAGGCTCGGGTAGAAGTAATTATCAAAGGCAATATTGAACGCAATCTAGCATCACTTCCGGGTGTCACTGAACAAAGATTTTCTCAGCTTCAAGAAATAGAAGCAGTTCTTAATTTCCTTAATATCCAATTGAGAAAGATCAGACGTCGACATTTTCAAAATTATCTAGAGAAGTATGCCAAAGCGCTCAGCAGCCGTGATGCTGAGAAATACGTTGATGGTGAACAGGAAGTTGTGGACCAGGAATTGTTGATAAACGAAGTAGCACTACTTCGAAATCAGTATTTGGGAATTATCAAAGCATTAGAAGCCAAAAACTGGACATTGAGCAACATTACCAAGCTTCGTACAGCAGGAATGGAAAACGCGACACTGTAGTTAGGCAGCGTATGCAACGGGCTCAGCGTAACTGCTGGGCCCGATTTTTTGTGGTTGACATTCCAAAATCATATGCTATAGTTGTAATAGGAGACAGCTACTATGACTAAAGAACAGATTTTGATGCGAGATGTCCTGATCAAAGAACACAAGTTTTTTGTAGGTCATCCGGACCGAATTCAGGATGCCATTAATCATCCCGACGAGTTTAATGTGACTCGCATGATCGAAAAGGCACTGGCCTATCGCAGCCGTGGACGATATACATTTGTAGATGCCGACGGCTATGACTTCAGCGATTACAGTGATGCCAAGACGGCGTCAGTCCGTATGAACAATCAAAACACCGGACAGTGTTGCCTTAGTATTAGAAATATAGCAAACAAAGTGGGAGCCATCAGACTGATTGTGTTTAACCCTTTTACCGACAGTACAGATTTCTTTTATATACCTTCCCATGCAAAGAGGTGTGTGGGATCATTTTATCAAAAGGGATCATATTCCTCCATCGAAGTCCCTTGGTCGCGCAAGAACGGTTATAACAAACTCAATCAGTTTCAAGTGGCAACCTTCAAAGACCTAGCAACCAAGCAGTAACCTGTTGAGTATCAAGCATTTAACATTTGGTTGACATCAGGTAGACCAAATGCTATACTATAAGAGTAGCAGATAACACAGGAGACACAACACACAATGAACCGCACTGACGTTATTGAATTTATTTTCAAAGCCGAAACGGCTGACTTGGACAACGTGATGCAAGCTGTTCAGCTGCGTAGAAATCAACTGGCTTCGCGGTTGAAAAGCACCATCCGCACTGGTGATTCAGTGAAGTTTACCAGCGTAAAGAAGCGAAGCCCTTACACCTACACTGCAACGGTGACGGACATTCGACAGACTCGCGCCACTGTGCGTATTGCTGGCCCCAGTTTTGGTAAGTATGTTGTGGGCTCGCTGGTTACTGTGCCCTTTGCGATGTTGAGCAAGGCGTAACAGAAAATTTGGTTGACTCTAGCTGTACCGCTTGCTATACTATAAGAGTAGCAGACGACACAGGAGACACAACACACAATGGCTAAACTGCACATCGTAACACAGTATCAGGAAAACTACGGCGCACACGATTGGGACGGCACCGGCGAGTGCCCTCAGTACTGGAAGTTCAAAGGCGGCGAGGACTATTTTGTGCTCAACGTGGACCCCAATCGCGCCCGTTTAGCTGTTGAAGCTGTGCGCGAGCAAGTGGAATGCGACACCAACTACAGCCGATCTACTATTCTCTGCTGGAATGTGGTGGCCGACGACTTTGTCACTGACGACGAGCGCAACCAGCTGGAATGGGAAGGCAAAATCAGCTGGCCCACTAAGTGCTTGAAAATCAACAACTTAGCGACCTGCTAAGTTGTTGAAAACAACACACTTAGACAACACACGAATCACAGCAAAGGCACCCCTGGGTATTTGCTTGTCTGCTGAATGCGTTCTAGAGCGTTTCTGACGCCCTTCTGGGGTAGCGTACGATAGTGATCGCACGCGGTCACTGGACTTTTTGATAACCTAACCCTAATGAGATCAACAACTTAGCTAAATTGTTGAAAACGCAGGAGATAGAGTTTGGAAAAATTCAGCGTATCAAGTAGACATTTTGGTCACCGCTTGCTATACTATAAGAGTAGTAGATAACACAGGAGACACAAAACACACAATGGCAACTAAGACGCAGATTCGAGTTAGCAACGGTATGTACAAGGACGAGCATGTTCGCAACGTGGTATTCACGATGTTTGAAGATTGCAGTTCTGAAGGATATGTTGTGGTTAACGGCGACCGTTGGGGCCGCGGCAAGGTCCGTGTGAAAGTGACCGCCGGTGATTTTGATGTGATGGCGACTGGGGCGCCGACTAAGACTGTGACTGAACAGATTGTGGAAGCACCGGAAGTGGCTGAAACTGACGAACAGGTGATGCAGCGTATTGAAGAACGCTTCGAGATCCTGGATGAAATGACTCGCGCGACTATCAACGGCGACGTGCGTGCCATGATCGTGCAGGGCCCTCCGGGTGTGGGCAAGAGCTATGGTGTTACTGCTCAGCTGGAACGTGCCAACATTTTTGAAGACGTGGCGGGCCGTCCGGCCAAGTATGAAGTGGTCAAGGGTGCGATGACGGCAATTGGTTTGTACGTTACTTTGTATAAGCATAGCGACCCAGGCCACGTTCTGGTGTTTGACGACTGTGACAGCATCCTGCAGGACGAGCTGAGTCTCAACATTCTCAAGGCCGCGCTGGACAGCGGCAAGAAGCGCCGGATTTTTTGGAACAGCGATAGTCACCTGTTGCGCCGTGAAGGTGTGCCGGACAGCTTCGACTTCAAGGGTTCGGTGATTTTTATCACGAATATTAAATTTGAAAGCATCAAGAGCAAAAAGCTGCTGGATCACTTGGAAGCCCTACAGAGCCGTTGCCACTTCCTGGATTTGACCATGAACACCATGCGTGATCGCATCCTGCGCATCCGCCAGATCGCCAAGAAGGGCGACCTGTTCCAGGGTTATGGATTTAACCAGACCACGGAAATGGAAATCATCAGCTTTATGGATGAAAACCAGACTCAGTTGCGTGAAATGAGCTTGCGCATGGCGCTCAAGATTGCTGATCTGGCCAAGATCAGTGCCAACTGGCGCAATGTGGCCAAGATGACTTGTATGCGGTAGAGGGTAGAGTGAAAGGTAACAAAACTACTGGGGGCTGGAAACAGCCCCCAATTTTTCTTTATGAAAATCGATCCTTTGGAACTGAGAATTGGAATTAGTCGGTCAAGTGCCGGAGATCTGGTGATAGTGATGTCACACGGCGACGACCATTTTGCGGTGTACTACCCATCAGGGCAATTGTACATATACGACTCACAGTCAGGACAGGTGATTGACCCGTTGTCTGCCAGCACAGTATGGGAGGCTTTTGAGCTATATACTGGTTGGTGCAACTGCTAGAAATGTGCTAAACTAGAAGTATGAGACTGATACTTCTTGTACTAATAGCTTCTGTGGCCTTAAAAAGTCAGCCATTGGCAACTTGCGTTAGTTGTCACGGGGAATTTGAAAATCCTGCTGTGGTAGCCCAAAAGCGATCCGTGATGATTGATAAAATTCTCAGAGACCAGATGCCCCCAGGTGACATTCTTAACCAATATCAAAAAGGCCTATTAATAGAAGACATACGACAGGTGGTGATGATTGCTCAAAAAACACAAACAAAATCCAAGAGTAAAGCCAAAGCCAAATCCAAGTCTAAAACCAAAATCAAGAAATAAAACTGCAATGACTAAAAAAGTCACCGTAGAAGACACTGTGGATTTTTTAATAGCATTAAGTGTAAACTACAGCCGGATTCCTCAACCAACAGACAACCCCAGGCTCAGTCTGGCTGATCGTAAAATATTGGAAAATATTCGACATTACGGTTGGTATGGTCAAGATCGCGGAGTGACCCAAAAGCAACGAAATCTAGTTCTGAAAATTCTCAGTAAGTATTTGCTGTTGCTTAAACTCCATCAGTGGCCAATGGACGATCTTCTAGAACCAGTCTGGAGTTCCAATCTGGCAGCGGAAATACTACAACATATCCACCAAGTGGAATTTAATTCTGAATCTAATCAGTATAAACTGGTGTTCCCCTATCACAAGCCCACCATGAGTTTGCTCAGACAACTACATGATGACAATTATTTTTTAGACGACATCCAGTACGTGGAAGATGATCACAGTTGGTTGATTGAGAATGGATTGCAAGGTCGCCAGCTCTTGAAAACCTTGATGAAACGAGACCGTTACTGGTGTGATGAACTGACGCGCGACCAGTTTAATCAATTAGACACTGAGCTGGTACCCACAGTAAGTTACTTAAATGGTAACTGGAAAATTCGCAATGCTCAGGGAAATCTGTTATCCAAGTTTGATCAAATAATCAATACAGATGATACGGTATTACGACAGACGTTGCTTCTTCGTGAAACTGGTGTGATTTTTGATCACACCGTAAAAAATGTCTTGAGACAATGGCTCACTGTTGATCAATTGCCGTTAGTTTGTGATCCGGACCCGGTAATAAAAAGCAATCAGGTCAAATCTTTAATTAGCCTGATCAATCAAGTAAATCTTTGGCCAGTGGTGTTGGTTACCAATAAATGGGATCGTGGCTTTTCTACCGATTTAGAACTAGTACCCGAGTGGACTAAAATTCGATGCCCCAAACCACAAGGGTTAACGTGGGATATATTACAAGAGTATCCAAGTATGTTAATTACTAGCGATGTTGTCTACACGACAGATATGCCTGCTAACTACTTAGTTCCCTGGATGATTCATTACAAGCGACAGGTGAATACCGAACGTGGATGTACGTTACCATCGACCTGTCAGTCAATCACAGTGGAGGAAATATGAAATGTATTTTGAGAATTACAGATGAAGTAAATGTAAAATTTGATGGTCTAGAACTGGATATACGCAAGCGATTAACCAACGCCTTCAAGAAAGAAATACCTCATGCTAGATATTTGCCCGCAGTGCGGCTGGGGCGTTGGGATGGTAAAAAGGCCTATTTTAACCTGGGCGGAACCAGCTATGTAAACCTGTTGTCAGAAATATTACCCATGATTGACGCGGCTGGGTATGATGTGGAATTGGACGATCAGAGAAACTATCAGACACATTTTGAATTCCAACAAGTAGAATCGAATAGTTTTAATAATTATGTGTGGCCCAAGGGTCACGTACACGAGGGTGAACCCATCGAGATACGTGATCATCAGATCACTGTGATCAATCAATTTTTAGCAAATCCACAGAGTTTGCAGGAAGTCTCCACCGGTGCAGGTAAAACGCTGGTCACAGCGGCGTTGAGTCACAGATGTGAACCGCATGGTCGTACAATTGTAATTGTCCCCAATAAAAGTTTGGTTACACAAACCGAACGCGACTACAAACTACTGAACTTGGACGTGGGGGTGTGGTTTGGTGATAGAAAAGAATTTGGTCACAAGCACACCATTTGTACTTGGCAGAGCCTCAACAATCTCATGAAGCTGGGTAAGAATACTCTACCTGACAGTATCGAAGACGTAATGACTATCCAGGAATTTATTCAGGACGTGGTGGCTGTGATAGTTGATGAATGTCATATGGCAAAAGCTGATGCGTTAACGGCTCTATTAACTGGTCCCATGTGTCGTATTCCGATTCGGTGGGGGTTAACTGGTACTATTCCCAAAGAAGAATATGAATGTATCAGTTTGTTGGTGAGCATTGGGTCAATAGTAGGACGCCTGGCAGCAGTGGACTTGCAGGAATTGGGAATACTCAGCAACTGCCATATAAACATCCGCCAGTTGGTGGACCATGGTGAGTACAAAGATTATCAGAGTGAATTGCGCTACTTGGTAGACAACAAGGATCGCATGACGGCAATTGCTCACATGATAGCTGAAATTGCTGAATCAGGCAACACGCTGGTGTTGGTAGATCGACTGGCTGCTGGTGAACATATATGTGCAGCACTGCCTGATGCTGTTTTTATCAGCGGCAAAGACAAGGTGAGTAAGCGCAAAGACCACTATGATACCATGGCTGTCAGTGATAACCGAATCACAGTGGCCACATACGGAGTGGCAGCAGTGGGTATTGACATACCACGCTTGTTTAATGTAGTATTAATAGAGCCCGGCAAGAGTTTTGTGCGTACCATTCAGAGCATCGGTCGCGGACTGCGCCGAGCACATGATAAAAATTTTGTCAGCATTTGGGATATTACCAGCACAATGAAGTTTAGCAAGCGGCATCTGACTCAAAGGAAGAAATTCTATTCTGAGGCCGAATACCCTCATACTACACAAAAGGTGGATTGGCAATAGTGCGTTGGCATACAGAGACATACGAAGAACAAGAACATCGTTTGAGAAATTGGCACCGGTGGTGGGCATGGCGTCCCGTAACCGTCTACAACAGCGACAAAGGCTACCATCAAAGCATATGGTTGGAAACTGTATGGCGACAGGGAGAACAAGTTTCTGGTTTCGAATATGACAGTTTCTGGAAATGGAGATATTTGATTGATCCCTGTGATTTTGAACTGCTCAAAATGAAAAACCCCGAGGAGGAACAGTAGTATGGAATGGTCAACCAGAACATCAAAATCCAAATTGAATGAAACAATAAATAGGTATTCCAAGTGGCACACTTGGTTTGCTTGGCACCCAGTGTGTGTTGAGAAAAATGAAGAACGAATCAGTTGGGTTTGGCTACGAAAAGTATATCGAAGAGGGGCCTTTATAGGAGTCGGACTAGGGTGGAATTGGCATTATAAAAAAGATGATTTTGATCTATTAAAAGACAAAAGTATTGCGGCCAGCTAGGATTTCTGTTATACTATTATAAACAGTTATGAATATTCTTACTAACGAAAACCAAAGTTTTGCCATGAACAATCTTCCAGAAGAGATTGAAGATCTTCGCTTCTGTGTGTTCGACAACAGTGATCCTGTGGAATCCGACTACTATTTCGTTCCATTAATTTTTCT